GCTGTAACAACACCATTTGATATTAAGTTACCAACTGTTGCATTTCCAGTGACATTTTCAGTATTTGAATTTATGATGTTTGCGTCAACATTCGCAGATGTACTTACTGACCCAGCGGTTAATAAGTTGCCACCTATTATGTTTGCTGTTACACTTAATTGACCAGTTATTGTTGTATTTGCTAAATTACTATTTGCACCTACAGTCAAGTTGCCTGCAGTAGATAAATTAGCAGCTTGAACAGTACCAGATGCACTTATGGTTGATGAATTCACTGCACCCGCATTAACAGTTGTCACATTTGCAGTATTAGCGTTTACTATGTTAACATTGGCATTACCAGTAGCAGATAAGTTACCTGTAATTGCTAGTGTGTTTTGTGTAACTACTACGACATTAGTTGTATTATTAACACTAATTGCAACATTAGCATTAGCTGCAGGAACAATAATACTTGTTGTTCCATTAAATAGATTACCTCTTACATTACCCAAGAAGAAATTAGCAGTAACAGCATTACCTAATGTAGCATTACTTGCTGATACATTACCTGTTGCGGTAACTGATGTGGCACTTACGTTTTGTATCGTAATATTACCTGCAGCAAGTACATTTCCTGTGATGCTTATATTGTTTGCATTAACGTTACTCGCTACACTTAAATTTCCTGTGGCATTTAAATTAGCAGCAGTTACATTGCCATTAGCAACAACGCCAACAGTGCTTATAACACCCGTAACATTAGCATTACCTAATGTAGCATTATTTGCTGCAAAGTTTCCTGCAGCAGTAATATTCGCAGTTGTTGAAATTGATCCTGTTGCGCTTATATTTCCCGCTGCATTTATGTTAAGGCCTAGAATATTACCCGATGCGCTCAGGAATCCCGCAGCATTAACGTTATTAGCAAATAGATTACCGCTAGCACTAACTACACCTGTAGTAATTAAATTACCACCGGTTACATTGCCGTTAGCACTAAGTGTACCAATTACTGCTACTCCCTGACTGGATACTACCTGAACGTTAGCAACTCCACCTGCACCAACTGAAACATTTCCATTAGCCGCAACAGTTACATTACTTGTGCCATTTAATAATTGTGTTCCTGCACCTATTGTTAGATTTGTTAGTAAACTACCGTCACCTTGGAAGAAATTAGCTCTTGCTAAATTACCCAAGTTTGCATTTTGTCCAATTATATTACCACCAACAGACAGTTGCCCTACTACTGAACCACTTGCCGCTGTTACGATTCCACCTACACTTAGTGCTCCACCAACACCCAATGGTCCGACATTAGCATTTCCAGTAATACTTAAGTTGCCAGTTCCCGATAAATTTGTACCTGATATATTTCCATTTGCAGTAAGTGCACCTGATGATAAAGCACCTACACTTAGTGTGCCATTAGCTGTGATGTTTCCTGTAACAGATAATCCTGTGTTGGTAACCCTAACAACATTAGCTACTCCCCCTGAACCAATTCTTACATCACCATTTACGCTAGGAATAGACACATTACTTGTGCCATTTACGATTTGATTTAATCCACTTTGGTTACCTAAGTTAATACCTGTAAGGAACGCACCATTACCTAAAATGTAATTATCAGAGGTAATATTACCTGTTGAACTTATTTCATTGTTTACTATTAAATTATTAGAAACAATGTTTCCTGACACAGAAATATTATCAGCATTTACTTGTGTTGCATTTACTGCACCGCTTGTACTTACGTTTCCTGATGTTAGTAGATTTGCACCAGTGATATTACCGTTTGCGCTAACTATGCCACTTGTTCGTAAGTTCGCACCAGTAATATTACCGTTTGCGCTTACTGCACTTACCGCATTTAAATTATTAGCAAAAACGTTGCCTTGTAAATTAGCAGTATTAGCAAAAACTACATTGGCATTTACATTACCAGCAGTTGAAATTAATGTGTTTGCAAAAAGATTAGCACCTTGTATATTACCATTAGCAAGAACTGTTCCTGTACTTGAAATGTTTGCTCCTCTAATATTTGAATTAGAGATTATATTGTTTGATACATTTAAATTAGGACTATTGATATTTCCTGTAGCACTAATTGTAACAGTTTGTAGTGTGCTAGTAGCAGGAGTAAAGGTTAAATTTGGACTTGCTGCTAATCCGTCGTTTACATTATATTGAATTTGATTTGTGTTACCAGCAACGATATCTGGCAGTACTATAGGACCCCATGCTAGATTTCCTAATCCATCTGTAATAAGTGTATAGTCAGGATATCCTCCTGTAATTCTTACGTTTGACACATCGCCTAGGTTGGTAATACCTGCCACGTCCAATCCTGTCAATGTACCTACAGTTGTAATATTTGGTTGTGACGATGAATCTGCTGTAAAGGTTGCTGAAATAAAATTAGCATTAATTAGATTACCTAAATTAGCATTTTCTGCAGTAAGAACGTTACTTGAAATACCATTAGCATCAGAGGTAATTGAAGTATTACCTAAATAAATTGTGTTACCTGATAAGTATAGTTCTTTCCAACGCTTATCTGGTGCACCTAAATTTTGTTCTAAGTCAACTTCAGGAATCAAGTTACCTTTTACAATACCGGTTAATGATAGGTTACCTATATTTGCATTACCTAATGTATTCAATCCAGCAGCAGTTATTACGCCGCCAGCACTTATTTGACCTGTAGTTCTTAGGTTACCACCTGTAATATTACCTGTAGCACTGATAGTTGAGTTTGCTGCAACTGTTGTAAAATTACCTGGATTAGCATTTCCTGCGCCCAGTCCAATTGAACCAACTAAGTTTGCTGAAGTTACAAGGGTTGTTGTTATTCGTGTAATATTAGCATTACCATTTAATGCTAAATTATTTGTGTCTTTGTTAAATGTTAAGTTTGCACTTCCACCAAACAATCCTGCGGTATCTTGGAATTGAATCTGTGTATTTGCTCCGCCTGGTACACCTGTACCAGCTTGATAGAACGAACAAATAATATTACCGGTATTCGCTACTGCAGGTGTAAACCCAGTGCTGTTTACTGCGTTTGCTAATGCAGGATCTGAATATAATGAAAATGTTTTGTTTGTAAGCTTAACACCATAGTACTTATTAGTACTATTTTCACCTGCAGTTGCAATTTGAGTCATTCCACTAACACCAATAATGGTTAATGGAATACCTGTTACAACCGTGTTATCGTTTATAGTTGTTACTACAGCAGGATTGGTCTTAGAAATATCTTGTATTCTAAATGTGCCTACACCTGTGCCTTCCCAAGTTAAATTACCGGCACCGTCTGTGGTTAATACATAACCATTTAAACCACCACGCATTATGACATTATTTGCGTTACCTAGGTCTATTTTTATATTACTTGTTCCACCTGCATTTACCCAAGTATTAGCATTCGACACCAATACTTGACCATTACCCACAGGTCCATTTAGTGAAATTTGTGTGTTAGCGGTACCACCGATCTTGGACCAGTTAAGTACAGACACCTCAGTTAAAATTTCTGTTTGTGTAGTTACTGAAGTATTTGAGGGAGGGAAAAGATTAGGGTCATTTCCTATATACAATCTACGTTCGTCAGTAGCGAACCCTAGTTCGCCCTCAGCTAATTGGGGCAAGTCAACATTTGCCCCTGTACGGTGTTGAATCTTAGAAATCTGTATAATAGCCATAGTATAATTCTTATGAAAAGATGATTATACTATTTATCAATCATTTTTAGATTGGAAACTATAGAAATTTACTGTAATATTCGTCTAATTTACGAAACCATAAGTCTGTATATTTGTCAAATTCAACACCTTCAATGATGAATTCTAAGTATTGATTATCTGCAGTACACATAAAAATTACGCCCTTATGTATAGTTGTACCGTAGACTTCGTTATGCGCATTTGCGTATGCTGCGGATTGTATGAAATAATCCTCAATCCATTCACGCTTTTTGACTTTATTGCTTTGTTTATGATCCATAATAGCTTCACAGCCATCGTGTATTCCGCATAAATCTGTAGTTCCTGCATAAATTTTAGGGAAGTATAATGGAACCTCAACACCCCAAGCTTCATCAACTTTACATAATCCCTTATCAATAATGCTCTGAGCCATTTTGTGGCTTTGAATGCTGTATGGATTTGAACCCGGTTCAGTTAATATTCCGGTTTTAATGTAATCCTCAATAAACTTGTGCATACGTGTACCACGACCAGCAGCCTCAGTTGTAATTTCTTGCGCACGTTTGTGACCAACACGATTGCGCCATTCGTTAAGTGCTTTTTTACTTTCTTCTGATTTAGTTGCTTCTAGTATAGTTGTTACACTAGGGAGCTTTTCACCATCCGGAGTCGCATATAAACGCTTTCCTCCTACACTTTCTTTGCCAAAACGTGAGTAATTAAATTTATTAGGATTGTACATCGAGACATTGTATCATTATAAAAATAACAATACAAAACTTTTGGTTAAACTCTGAAGCTTTCCCCGCAACCACAGCGATCACGTTCGTTTGGATTTATAAAGTTAAACCCTTCGTTTAGTCCTTCACGTTTGTATTCCATAGTAAGACCATCAACATAAGGAAGGTCTTTTTGACTGACAATGACTATTACATCATTGGTTTGATAACTCATATAACTACCAGATTCAGGAAGAACATCAATATATTCAAGTTTATATGCTAAACCACTACATCCAGTAGTTTGCACTCCTATCATTATACCTATGCCTTTTCCTCTGTTTGTTAATTTTTGTTTGACTTTTTTTGCTGCTGTTTCTGTTAATGTAATCATCGTTTGTCGCTTGCTCGTTGAGCCATTTTTGCTACAGTTTTTTCTGCATCATCAACACTCATTGGAGTTTTACCATCGGTTTTTTGACCTTTGAAAATTACTTCATCACCCTTAATGTCATCAATTATATTAACTAATGGTTCTTTGGAAATCATGTCTCGTAAATCGCTTATATCAACACTAATATCATTATCATTCATTAGTTGTAAAAAAGCATCGACAGACATGGGTTTATTTGCATGTAGGTATCTGTCTTTAAGTTGGTCGGTTATTGCGACCAACTTAACTCTAAGTGGATCAGAACCTACAAATTCAAATAAACGCATTATTATCTTTTACCGCGACCTAATTTAGGAGCTGGCATTTCTTCATCATCCATATCAGCTTCTGGTGGAGTTGGTAATTCTTCAGCACCTTGTGCCATTGCATCAACTTCGCCACCCATGTCAGGTGCTCCCATATCAGCTCCGGGCATTCCCATACCAGGCATCGCACCAGCGAATCCTGCACCCTGTCCTGTTACGACATTTAACGCACTTTGTAAGCCTGATTTAGCTTGTGTAAGTGCTGCTTGTAATCCAGTTAATGCTTCAGTTGCCATTGAGTTAAATTGCTCACCCTGTTCACTTCCCATCTCTCCGCTTACGCTTTCTACAACAGCAGGAAGTTCTTTAACCAACATATCAGACACATCTTCGACCATTTTCTGCACGGAGTCCATCATGTCCTTAGCCGCTAGAACAACCTGAGCTTGTTCAATTTCTTCGTTCTCAACAACGATTCGGCTATTGTATTTAGGTTGATTTTTAAGTTCAGCATAATAATCAGAAAGTGCTTGTTCCATAAAAACAAGCTTTAGATATTGCGGATTATTTTCGCTTGAGTAAACCTTATCAGTTTCTTTTACTTCACTGAGCAAATTCTTTACTTTACCTAACATGTTTCTAGTCTGAGACAGACTTAGATTTTCTACTGGTAGATCAGTGTTAAAATTTTCTCTTAGGGCCTTTTTGGCCATTGCATAAGGTTTTTGATTAAATTCTGTAAGTTTCATAGTAATTCCCAAAGATGTATAGTATTTATCAAGATTTCAATTATTTATAGGAACTTTGATTGAACCAATTTAGCTGATGTTTCTTAGCTATATCGCTCAAATTCGTAATTTCCTTAAGTAAGACGTTATGTTTCAGTTTGTTTTCTACAATTTTATTCAAATATATGAATTTTTTGTCACGGTCTTTGGTTCTTTTTACATACTTTTCTAGTAAATTAGTAGAAACACTTAACCCATTTAATTGTGTGTCTAAAAATTTGACCCTTTGAGACTCCACAATCTTGTTTTTATTATGCAGTGTACACCAAGTTAGGGCATTTTTTAATGTTAAAAAAGTGTACTCAGTATCGTTATGTAATTGAACCACGTGAAAACTCTGAGAACGTTTGGTTATAATGTACTTTTCAAATACTCTATATCCGTTCTTTTCTTGGGTAATAACAAACTTCTTAATACTGTTTACAGTATTAGGATCAAGTATTTTTTTGATAGAATTTAGTAACTCAATATCAGTCATGTGACAGCACCCTAAAGTAAATATTACGTAGTTCTGGAGTCGTATCCAATGAAGATGGAATATTGTTTGGGCTTGAGCTAGTCTTAATCATAGGTACATCTTCACAGTCATTGTATAGTGCTCCTAATTCATCTTCTCCATCTGAAAACACACTAGAGTAGTTAACAGAAAAATCAAAATACCAAAATATTTGTTGTTCATCTGCATTATACAGAAATCCAAAATTTTCAGTTTTTTCGTTATCCAAATAATCTTGTATAGGTTCAGTGATATTTTCTGGCTGTGCCCTTAATGATATTACCTGAATAATTGTGTCTAAGTTACACTGTGTGTTCCTGCGATTTTGCCATTCCCTAGCTTCCTCAGGTGAAGCACCAAGTAAACTCTTTTTGCTCGTTACATTAGTTTTCGTAATATCAAACAAGCTAAAACATCTTAATTTCATACAACTATTTATAGACGTAAAAAAACCCGAGAATTTCTCGGGTTTTTAATTCAAACTAATTTAAATTAGTTTGTGAATGTTGCGCTAGCTGCTACTGAAACGTTAGCACTTGTCCAAGCATTTGACAACTCATTGTCTAATGTTACTGTAGTCCATGCACCAGTTGGATAAATAGCGATTGCTAAACTATCATCATCTCCAGCATCACTGAATTCATATATATGAACTGTAGCTAATTGCTGAACTGTTTGGAAAACAGTAGCGATGTTGTCTAAAACTTGTGTTCCGTTACCTGTGATAGTAAAGAAATCTAGTTTTGGACCTTGTGGTTGTACAGTTACGTTTGCTGTAATAGCATTTAATGATCCTACTGTATATGTAGGAGCATCGTAGTTCATTAGTTGTTTAAAGTCACCGTGTACTTTTGTAAATTGTGCCATGATATCTATTCCTTATAAAATGTGAGCACAAAGGCTCTACTTTTATTTATTCCTTCTACGAAAAAACGGGTACCTTAGCCTTATTTTGGCATTAATTTTTGAAGATAAGCCATTAATTCTTTCTTTTCTTCTTGGTCTAATTGCTGGAATTTAGCGATTATATTATTGACTTCATCACTAATTGGTTCTGGTTCGGAAGCTGGTGGCTGTGATTTTGCTTTTTGCGCCGCTGCGACATCATACAGCATGTCTCCTAATTTTCTAAGTGCAGGAACCCCGGCATTTTGCTGATATGTTAGTTCTACATTTTTAGCTAAATCTGTGATTTGCTTCATATTTGCTGAAATATCTACCCCTTGCATATATTGCTGAACAACTTTTACAATATAATCGGCCATAGTCAACTTCTTAACTTGTGGTGGTTGAGCAGGTGGCGCTGGAGCTTCAGATAAAATTTCCGCTAACATTCTATCAAAATACAAAGATTCAGTTTGAACTGTGCCGGGCTGTGGTGTTTGCGCAGCTACACGCTCAGCCTCTCTAGCTGCAGGATTAGCACCAAATTGAAAATTCTTGTTCTTTGCTTGCATTTGTTGCTGAATATATTCGGCATCACGCTGTAATTCGTTTTGACGCTGCACAACTTCAGGCCACAGACCCTGCAAAACTCCAATCATTTTTCGTACAAATATATTACGAAAATTAGTCTTAGCTAATACGTTCTGTGAGTACCGTCTATTGCTTTGACTTCCCATATTGGATGTTGATGGCTGAATCTCACCTTTAACAAGATCCATTACAGCCTCATTTACTTTATTGTCTACTTCTTGTAGTTTCATTTTCTTATTGTTTTTGTGAATCGGTCAGAATCTTTGTTCTTAATTGCGCTTAATAATTTTTTCTCCAATATTGCTGCTTTGTCGGAGTCATAATGCTTGTTAATTAATTCAACAAGATTTATAGCACTTGTGATAATGTTATGGGCACGACTTTCAATAATGTGTTTGGTATCACGATTATTGCCCAGTGCTTCCAATTCTTCTAATAAACTACGGGTTTTGCGTTCCATAATGATAGGTTCCTAAATATATTTATCACTTTTTCAGACTGTTAAGCATAGCTTTTAATTTTGCACTTTGTATGTCTGCTGCTACTTTTGGAACGGCTTGAACGACTTCCGAAAGCTCACTTTCATGTGTCGGGCTTACTTTAGCAGTAGGTTTTAGTCTAGAAATAATGTCATTTGGACTAGGCTGCGGATTGTTGTATTTCACACTAGCACTTTGTCCATCTTCACCCGGGTCAGTAATTCTCAGCGTTTCTACGTTGAACTCAAGTTCAATTTTAGTTCCTACCCCAGAACTACTACGTGTTTTCATAAGCTGAATTTGATACTGGCCACGTTCACGCATACTGCGACTTGTAAAGATACCGAATACGTTATCTGCTGTATTAATCTTACTGATACCACCTGAGATGTGACTGTGATCAAACTCAATTTCTTCAACTGCACTACGATTCAATTGACTAGCTGTAACTAGCAGCACGTTCAATTCTTTAGACAAGTTACGCAATTCTTCCGACACATATTTGTCCTTAATAAACAAATCTGATGGGCTGACCTTTGCGCTGACGGGCATAAGGAGATCAAGATAGTCAATGCAAAGAAAATCAATCTTTGCACCAGTCTTAATCTCATATTCCTTACAATATGCTCGTAAGTCATTTACTGTACTCTGTGCCGGCAAATATTTGATTTGCAACTTACCGGCTTTTTTTGCCAGCATCCTAACCTTCATTTCAATGTCATCAATGCTTTTAAAAATATCCCGACTGCTAGTTTCTGTCATCATGCTATCTATACGCATTGAACACAAGCCTTCGCTAAGTTCTAACGATACATAGATACCATTCAATCCTGCTTGACTCCAGTTTACTGCAAGATTTTGCATAAACAAACTCTTACCTGAACCTGAACCACCTGCAAAGATTTGTAATTCACCTCGATTGAATCCGCCATATAACTTACTATCAACAGTGGACCAACCAGTGCTTATTTGTCCGTTGTTACTCTTTAGTGCCATCAATCTACTACGTGGGTCAGCAAAGTAATCAGTACCCATGTCTTTTGTGATACTAATTTGCACTGCATCTTTAACTAATTTTTCAACTGGGTCATAGTTACCCTTTTCTAGTAGATCGGCTGCTTTAAGAATTGCACGTTCTAGTTCTTGCCTACGTGTGAATTTTTCAAACTCATCTAAAAACCATTCATAGTGACCTTTTTGTAAATCAGCTATAGGTTCTAATTCTATTCCACAAGTTGCTAATACTTGATCGGGTTCAGGCAAGACATTATATTTTTCAGAGTGTTCTGAGAAAAACTTTGCGATAGGTCTTAGTGACTTATCAAAGTTTTCAGCATTCATGATGTTACTAACTCTTGTGTATAACTCACCATTAGTGACCATCATACGCAAGAAAAGTTTCTGAACATCTATATTATAATCAGTTACCAATTCGTTTCCTTATCATTTCTATTTTTATTTTACTTGTAGTTGCACACTGTATTATACTTAATAAAGTAGCTAGTTTACCATATTTTATTACCGCATCATTAACGTCTTTAACGTCACTGTCCCAATTAGGCAAACTTACTTTATAACCTACTTCTAACGCCCGTTCACAAGTATCTAACCCTGTTTTATCTCTATCAGGAACAAAGATAACTTCTTTGTTTAACTGTCTAATAAAACGTACTTGATCATCGTTTATTGTATTATGAGTTAGTGCCAAACCATCGATAGCCAATGCATCAAAAATGCCTTCCATTAACAATGCAATTTGCCAATCACTTTTTTGATCGTCATACCCAAACACATAGCCGGGTTGTTGATCATTAATATACTTAGGAGTTCTATCGTCTAAAAATCTACTTGTGTTTCCTACTATTTCACCATTATAATAATAAGGGATAATAATTCTATTTGCATTTCTACCCTCATCAAATGGAGCCACATAAAACTGTCTTTTTTTATAATCGATTTTTCTTTTAATCAGATAGTCAATATATTTTTTGTGGTCTTGATTATTTTCATCAAGTAGTTCACTATCAGGTAGTCTCTTTGTTTTAAATTCTAATGGTTTTTCTTTTTTGAATTTTTTTGTAAAGTCAAGAAGGTCTTTGTTTTGTAAACTTTCAATATTCCATCGTTGAATTTGAACTTCATCAACACCGCACCATTTCAATAACTCACGTGTTCGGTTAGTGATGCTACGACCCAATTCATAATGACAACTGAATGAACAATTAAAACAGTTATATGTCCAATTTGTTCCATCAAATTTTATTCCGCCTCGTTGTCTTTTGTCAGGTTTATGCCCGCGCTTGTCGCAGCATATAGCATTAAAACTATACCAGCCGCTTTGCGTAAGCTTTTTTTTGTTTGGAATTATTGACAGGATATCAAACATACTATGAGTGTAGCATAATATGTATCAAAAATACAATAGATTGGTATTTTATCTTGCCAATATATGTGCTATGCTTCCACCGGTCGATGTAAACTGCAGTTGAATATATGGGTGAAAACCAGTGACCGTTGTTCCTAAAGTATTGGTCTCTGCTGTGAAATTACCTAGTGCTTCTATAGTGTACCAATCAGCATCAACAGTTGTTGAACCTAAAATATTAATGTTCCCTGAGTAATTACTTAGTTTTGCTTGTAATGTTATTTTACTAGAACCATTTAATCCTAACACACTACTGTAATAAGTTGTTCCGGAATTAGATATTTCACCGTGACTAGGTATAGTTACGTTCGTACTAGGAACATGTTTAGGAAGTATTCCATCCATTATTTGACAAACACCCCTAGCGTCTGCTTCACTGTTTGTAAATATAGGTAGGACCAAATTA